ATGTCTGCATCAATATCTACTGCTTCTCCTTTGGAATGCTGCGATCTTGATGATCCACCGATTAAATCGTTTAATGCCATGCTTCGGTAGCCCGACGATATACCTATAGGCATCCCAAAATGCTCTCTTATCGGCTGAAAGACGTTCGTTGCTAATTCTTTGAGATTCAGCAAATGCTCTATAGTTGGTTCGTTGGCAATCCCGTGCTTGATTGCAGTAGCAGACTTCGTCAGTTCCGCAAGCGAAAGGTTCTTTGATAGCATCATATGACATTATAATAAGGCAATCATCATAAAGTTAGGAACTATATTTACATCGCATCCTGCCTCTACCATTAACCTTACTCCTTCGTTTTGAACATCTTCATTAATAACAAAGAAAGTCTTAGTCCCGGAATAGTGGTGTGTGGTTGATTGTTGGCGCATTGTTCCGTCTTGTACATACAGTCTATATCCACCAAAAGCAGAGAACTCAAAGAATATATGGATGTCTTCATTTGACGATGTTGGCATAAGTTCTATGTCGTATGTGATATGCACAAGGCTACCAATAGGCACTCCTCTTAAATCTATCTTGTGTGCGTTCACATCATATAGATCGTGATCTAACCACGCAGGAGAAAATCTTTTATCTTCGAACGGTCCATTGCCGTCAAGCATAACCGGTGTCGGAGTAGATGCGGTGGCTATATAATTTATAACCCCACTATCTGAATAGTTTTCGTACTTAGCGGATGCCCCAGGTGCAGATGCATTAAAAGTAAAATAATCTGCAGTACCATCCGGATTCGCTCGCTTCACATGACCATACAAGTAGTCTTCATGAAACTCAATAGAGTATACACCTCTCTCGCCGACAGTAGCGCCGCCAAAGTTTATGAGTTTTTTATCTTGACTCACAATCGTTTATTGGATATTTCGGATAGTAAATAGTTGAATTGTATGTATCCTGCTCGTCAAATATATCATTGTCGCACCCATCGGCAGTAGCAATATCGTAGATAGCAGTATGAGACTTAATAAACTCTACAACACGCTTGTTAACGTATTCTACCTTGCTCTCAATAGTAGACAATATAGTATCAAGAACGTATTGATCTTGTCCTTTTTCTTCATTCTTGGTGCGTGATGTCTCGGTTCTAAGGATAGAAATAGCAGCCTTCGCTGCGTACATAGATAAAGAATACTTCACCAACTTAAACAACTCTTCCTCATCTGGACTGAGAGTTTGGTTGAATACCTTGTCTTCCAAATCTGAATAAAGGCAAGTCCCGAGAAGGTCTTGCATAGAAGTGAATTGTTCCAATTGAATAATAGACAACAAAGACGCTCTATCCATTCTCTTCGGAAGAGGGAAGTTCTTGTACAGATAATTGTCGTCTATGAAGATTACCTTAACCATTTGTTATATTGTCTGTGTTAGCGCCTTTTATATTCTCAAGGTTCACCTCTTCTTCAACAACAGTGATATTCATTTGATCATATCCAACTGTAGATAATATTCTGTTGATACCACTCAAGATGATCTCTCTGTTGGGTAGGGTTTCAGTAGCACGGAAAATTTGGTAAGCAGATACAAGTTCGTTACCCGTGCCACCAAGTTTCCCGGATACCATAACACCAAATAGTGTAGGAGAAGTAACATTGTGTGCTGTAAGGATCTTAGCGTCGTTTAACCTTGACAGAATATCAATGGTTTTATCCAAGTTCTTTACATCAAGAATATCAATTTGAGGCTTATCCTCTTGCTTCTTAACCCATGAGGCTATGATCGATTCACCGGATGGTCCGGTAAAAGATTCTTTAAGTTTAGCATACTCTTCAGCCTTCTGTTCATTCGACATGTTGCGGCCGATGAAAGTGGCCATAACCTTTGGAGTAAACCCGTTTTCAGATGTGTTTTTAATATGTTTACCGAAGGCGAAGTCTGCAGATATAAAGTGGAATGCAGAGATGTAATTAGGAACTCCGTAGTACGGGTTGCCACTGTATGGATTGGTAACATATAGCAAGGCTTCTTTTGCAGTTTTGTCAAACTTATTGAAAGCCTTGATTTTTCTAGGTTCGTTGTGCTGCACACTTGCAGCGCCGTATCCAAATGATCGTCTAACGATATAATCAGTCACCTCGCCTTTTGAGTTTGGTTCAGCGACACGAATACCTTTTGGATCTAGAGACTTTAATTCAATGATCTTACTTCTAGTGCTATTCCATCTTACATAAATAGCCATTGCTCCTTTATGTTCGTATTGGAATGCAGCATGGGATATAACGTCGTGCAAACCCTTGTTTGATCCAGCACAATTATTTACAAATGCTTTTAATTCCGCTTGATCTTTTTTGGTCTTTAAGAAAGATTCGTTGTAAGAGACATCGTTCCCGGCAACCATCTTTGCTTTCTTGGTTAATATACCACTATGAACCGGAGATTGACGAAGCATTCTTTCTAGAATAACTGGAAAATCATCGTTTACACCAAATTTGATGTAGTCGCCAATTTCGGTATGACCGAGTTTATAACGGCCATTAAGATCCGTTATAGAATTTTCGAGTTCATTGGTCGAAATACTATCTTCCGTCGCCTGTACATAGGTGTTTGACGCAAAATAATCTATTATGTTGTTAATTAATCCCATTGTAATAATTTACAATTAAAGGTCATTGAATATGACCGTATCTGAATACACACCACCCACTTGGTTATCAGAAGAGTGATCGATCACATTTGACAAGAAACGGTGAGATGTGCTTCCGTTAGAGAGGGTGAGATAATACTCACCCCCATCTACAGGATTAGACAATAAATCTATATTCAAAAGAATAAAATCCTTGCACTTATCTAAAGAGTTTAGATCTTGCAAGTTGTTAAAGGTAAAAGTTTGAGAGCCTACTACCTTTTCAAGTGTTACATCGAAATCATTAATGACGTACGACGGGTCTTTAATGAAAGATAGAGTGTTTACTACCCCAACTTTTAGTCTTTTCATTTACTCTTTTGTTTTAGGTTCTTTTAGTTCGCCGGTTGAAAGATCAATCTCGACGTCTCCGTGTTCTTTACGGATGATTTCTTTTTGTCCTTCTAACTGATCAATCAACTGCTTGTAAGCATCTACAGCACGAGACTCTTCTACACGCATACCTGCGATTTGAGAATCAAGATACTTTAGAGTCTTGATGATGTTGTTTAATTCAGTTAGTTGTTCTTCAGAAAGTTTTTTAACTTCAGACATAATTATAATTATTAGTTAACTACACGAATATACTAATATGTTTATAATTCTTCTGAAAAAATAGTTGTAAATACAGGTTTGTTTTCGCTTAGTCTTTTCTCAAGTGATGCCTCTAGATTTTCTTTAATGTTACCATTAATCTTGTCTAATGCCCAGTCAAGAACCATTTGCTTTTCAATACTATCTAATGGAGCAAAAACATCTGGAACAGGAGCATCAAGGTTTACAACGTAGTATGGATATACAACACTTTCTGTTTCGTTAGATGCGGTTACTCTTAATACAGCAGATGTTACTACACCATTCATAAATGTAGTTGTTCCATCTTCGTTTTTGTATGGGTAGTTATCCATTGATTTAGCATTAACTAGTTCCCAATTAAATGTCGCCATTATTATTTGTTTTTAAGTATTTCTATTTCTTGTTTTAGTAAATCTACCATATCTGATAGTTCTTTGATTGCTTCGTTTTGATAAGCGATGATAGCATTATAGTTTAACGCTTTGTGTGTGTCTGATTCTACAACTGCGTGTGGTATAACTTCTTCTACCTCTTGAGCAATAAAACCGCTTGAGTGCTTTCCGTTAGACTTCCAATCAAATTCTACACCTTGAAGTTTCTTAACCACCTCAAGACCTGGAGCGTTAGTAATGTTTTCCTTTAACTTTCTATCTGATGTAGGCGTGAATGCAGGAGCAAATAGTGTGTTTGCACCCATTGGGTCAAAGAACAATTGGCTTGAACCTAAGAAATCAAAAACCCTAAACTCCAAGTTCATTGGGTTTACAGTCATATTGCCAGCACCGTAGGTATAGTTCCAAGTAAATGCTCCCTGGAAAGAACCAACGTCACCTAAACCCATCGTAGAACTGAAGTTTGCCGTATCTCCAGAAGGAGTGTTTATCACTTGCGATACGAAACCTGCAATGTCGTATGAGATTAATCCACCTAACATACCGCTGTATGCCCACTCTGGGTAGCCCACTGGTGCCCCACCGCTTGCGTTCGTGTAAGATATACCTGGACCAAGTAACATTCCATAGTTATTTGGACCAAAATCATTATCTTCAAAACCAGACTCGCTAACGCCAATTTGACTACGCATTAGTATGGTACCATCTGATACATTGCCATAAAGAATAGGCTCACCAAGGAAGGAGAGTTCCATCGTGTAAGGGTTCGCTGACAATACACCGCCACCGACACGAAGTTCTCCAGTTTGTGCATCATTTGATAAAAGTTCGCCAGTCCCAAAACCTTCAATGTAGTCTCTACCTGCTCCGTCACCGATCATCAATCCTCCCAAGACTTGGAGTTTTTCCATCGCTCCGAATACTGGCGGATTACCTATAAAAACATTTCCATTTGATGCAATTGACAATCGAGTTTCAGTATCATTAGCATCGTATATGTTAAATGCCGCTACACTATCAACACCAAGTTGATATTTCCGAGATCCAGTTGCTGTGTTTTGTATGGCTAATGCTGGATATGGTGATGCAATATGTAGTATTGGAGTATAGCCACCAGCAGCAGTAGGATTCGGAATACCAATACCTACATTACCTGCCGCTGTGATAGTCATTAAAGAAGTTGCAGTATCTATATCAGAAGAACCTGTAAAGAATTGGTGTGCTGGATCGGCAGTTGGATGATTTCCGTTTGTATCAGCAAGATAATTTATACGGCCAATACTACCAATGCTTACATTGTTACTTGATGCTGTTTGATCGTCATCAAATCTTATAAATGAATTAGATGGATATGTTGCTCCGTATATGTTGTCTGTTGTTAATCCAGATGCTGATATATTGCCAATTACAGTTAACCTGTCTGAAGGATTAGTTGTCCCAATACCAACGTTACCGTCTTCATTAATACGCATACGCTCAGACATAGTCCCAGAACTGTTCGCTGTACTGAATAGTATTCTAGCCCCAGTACCTGCTCCTCTCTGAGATTCTATCTTAGCAAAGTCTGGTGTTCCGTAAGCACCGTAACTCCAAGTAATAGAAGGCAGGTATTTATTCGTGCCTGAAGCACCACTTGACAGTATTATACCTTTTACGGATGACGCTTGATCTCCTGCTTTATCAATGTGCAATGAAGCGTTAGGACTCGTAGTACCAATACCAACGTTGTCAGAAGATGCATTTACAAAAAGAACACCACTGTCAACATTTAAATTACCATTAACGTGGTTTGTAGTTCCATTGCCTATGTATAGGTTCCCAAGTGCTGTATTCTTAATGTAGAAATTATAGCCGTCATCCATACCAATAGTAGAGTTTCTTCCACTTGTGGTATTTGTAAATATTAATCTTCCATCAGTGATGTCAAGTTTCTCGCTAGGACTAGTAGTACCAATACCTACGTTACCTGCTGTGTTTATATAAAATCTAGGTGTACTGTTAGCAGGAGGATAAGGGTCTGTACCAAATGCATCTGATTGAACTAAAGCAAAATCTCCCCAAGACAAATAGTTACCTGCAACAAGCCAGTTTCTTGAACTCGTATTTGTCGATGTTAAAAACAAGCCATCGTTTGCTACATCTAAAGAACCGATTGGAGTTGTAGTTCCAATACCAATGCTGCCATTAGGTACGATAACATTTCCGTTTGGCTCAAATGTAATTATACTTAATAAACTACTTGATGAATCATCATACCATTGAATCAGACCCTGGTTGCTTCCTGCTCTTACTCTAAATCTATCATTTGCATCTGAAAAACTGTTCGTATCTACAAAGTCTAAAAGAGGTGCAGTTGCGCTTATTAAAACCTGTCCGTCAACCTGCAATGTGCTGGTAGGACTGTTTGTTCCGACACCTAATTTACCAAGTATGTGAGTATCAGTTAAATTCTTTATTGCCATGGAGATTTATTTTGTTTTAAGGAGAGGCTTTTACACCCCTCCTTATATAAGAAATTTACAAATTATTAGGCTCTAATCCCACTAAATGAGATGAAGTAGTCACCTGTTGGTAGGTAAACATTAACAGTACCCAAGTTCAAATCAACAATAACATCTGTAATAACTTGAACTAATGTGTTGCCTACAATTTCTTTAACAACAACTTCTATTGACTCTGGTATAAATTGTGCAAACTCTGCATTAAAAGAAGCATAAGCATCAAGGCCTTGTGCTTGTGTTACGATACGATTGTATTCGTTTGTTAAAGTTGCACTACCACTTGTAGCACCTCCTGTAAGACCATCTCCTGCAACAACTGCGGTAATATCACCTGCTGCATATTGAGACGGTAAAGGGATGTTATAGTAGTTTGTGCCATCGTTAGTGAACTGCCAGCGGCCATCATTCTCGTTCCACTTCAGCGCAGGAACTCCGTTTCCACTACCACGATTTACTTCGATACCTGCGTCTAATGCAGGAGTTGTTGCCGTAGAATTAAGAGTGATGATGTTATCCTCAACAACCAAGTTGGCAGTTTCAAGTGTAGTAGTGTTACCTACAACATTGAAGTCACCATTTACAGTAACCGATCCTGTACCATTACCAAGAACCATTGCCGAGATTTCAGTCAATCGGTCATATAAGTTTGCCGTGCTTACATCCTCATCAGTAAATAATGCGTTTGCTGGTACATCAGTTAATACTTGAGAGTCGTCTACTTTGTTATTCAACTGAGTAGCCAGACCGGCCACATTGCTGATTCCAATAGTACCCACACTAATTGTACCACTTGAATCGGTGATAGTTGTTCCATCAGCAGTAAGACCTACACGAAGGTAGTTTGCACCATCACTAACCTTTACCGCACCATCTACTGTGTCGTAAACGATTTGACCTGCAACACCACCTGTTGGTCCAGAAATGTTTTGCAAAACAGCATTCTGCAATTCATTGCCATTGAGGTCTAAATCAACTAAATATTTAATATTTGCCATTTTATTTTTTTTATTAATTTAGATATGCTCTGCCCTTGAATGCAGATTTAAAGCGAAGTATTAATTCGTTTTCATTAATATATTCAACGTCACCAATAACAGTTCTGTTGGATGAGTCTATAACTACTACAGACGGGAATTTATTCATTTGATGTGGTATGTGCCACTCATCTAATGATACACTCTGATCATGAAAATAACTAGTCACAGATTCTCCGTTTGAACGAACCTCTCCTGTTAATTCAACGCTAGTCAGACCTACAGTTATAGGTAATTCATTTCCATTACCATCACTTAGTTTAACTACTCCGGTAACCTCTTGACTATCAGATGTTTTTATAAGACCCTTATAGGTGTCCTTTGGTGTATTTCCTGTTAGTGTTGCCATTATATTTCTTCCTCCCAAGTATTGTTAATAGTCTCCCATTGCAAATCAATCAATTCCCAGGTTTTGTTAACCTTCTCAATTCCTACGAAGTTGCTGGAGTGTATTGATATGCTTAATGCTAGTATCATCCCAAGTATGCCAAGACAACTCCCTGGTAACAGGAAACACTTGTAAACTTCCCAAACACCTGCATACCTGTTGGTAACACCTGTCCTGTAAGACTGTCGCCAACTATTGATTCAGCATTGATACTTGCTTCTTGCAAGCACACAATAACACGGTAAGTTTCTCCGCCTGGAGTTGTTTGACCAGGCCCAATTCTTCTGAAACCAAAATCACCCATAGATGATTGAAAATAGTTTCTATCTTTAGTTATGTTGTTTTCCATTATAGTTCCCAGATATTATTTATAGTTTCCCACTGCATATTAATTAATTCCCAATTAACACCCCATCCTGTGGATTGCTCAACCAGTACGCTTGAATAGTATCCAGTGGCTCCGATGAGGTAGTCAATTCTCCCTGTGTCAATTTGTATGGCGTTATAAGAATAGCCAAAAGGATTGCCAGGAACATAATCAATAATTCCAGTCTGTATGTTAACTGTTCCCGAATTGTATCCATTTGTCCTTATAGCATACATTATTACATTGAAAATTCAAATTCAACAATAACTTCTGCCTCAAATGAGAATCCAACAGGGTAACCTGTGTAAGGTGTGTTTGCAGCCGCATTTCCATATCCAATGTAAGGAGAGAAATAAATGTTTCTAACTCCATTAGAATCCTTGATCGGCCAATTAGGATTAGATGGTAGTGAAATTTCAAATTTTTGGTAAAGATTACCATCACCACCCATATAGTGACCAAATTCTTGTGTACTGCTTCCGACTGCAACCATTGATGAATAATAATCCAAGAATCTTACAGTCTGGAAATCATTCATGTTGTAAACAGTTGCTCCATCACGAGTTGATGTTCTTATGTAACCAAAACAGTTGTACAATTGAGTAGAAGTAATACCCATTAGTGTAGATGAAACCTGTGAAGGTGATAAAGTTAAATCACCAGCAGGTACATTTGATTTTACAATCAATTTAGAAAGTCTAACATTGTTATATGTATTAAACTCTGGAGCATCAAAATAATCAACATCGCTTGATGGAGCGTTTAGAACATAAACAGGTGAATTGTTAACATAGTATGTTGTATTGGTCAAATCCATTAGGTGTGGCGCTGACCAAGTTTCACCGTTATATCCAATGTTAGTTCCATCTGCCACAAGTCTAACTGAAACAGTTCTTGTCACAGAGTTGTTAGATTTTGGTGTTGTCACACTCCAAACTCCTACGCTTGGATTTTGTACACAAATAAATTCATACATCAATCCATCAGCAGGGACAATGTAAGGATTACCTGCAGTTAAGCCCACTACACTATCGGCAGCAGAATAAGGGTATACTTCAATGTCAACTGTAGATACATTAATAATCTTAACAGAGGTGCCAAGAAGAGGCGATGGAAGTTTTACTGCAATATCAGATGCGCTTGGAGAATCTACGAGGTAGATACCTCCAGATAATTGAGTAGCATCAGCAAGTGTTGATCCGTTAGCATTTAATGATGTTTGTCTGTAAACAATATTGTCTACGGTCAAAGTTTCTATATCAGCGTTCGTTGCGGTTATACTGATA